CGCTACATAAATACGTTTTTCCCAATATTGTTTATTTAAAACTCTAGGGTCTTGTATAAGATAGCTTTGAAGTTCTAACATATCAGCGTCTTGTTCTATGTAAGGTATATTTACAAATTTGTTTAAATAAATTGCTTCACCTATTTTTACTTTGCCTGTGTCATAAGGTATTGATTTCATTCGTCACTCCCTGCGTATTGTTCACTTTTAACTTTCATCAAACGCTTGTCTAAATCACTTGTTTTTATAAATCCATTCATTACAAGATGATCAGAACTAAGACATCTGCCGCCTTTTAAAACAAACATACTGCCTGTAATTGCATCCATCATGTAAATAGTTTTATCCATGTCGGTTACAAAATATACTGGGGTAACTACTCGTTCGGTGCCGCTTATATCAGCAAGGTATAAATCTTTATCTTTTATCCATGTCCTCTTAGCCGAGGCTTTTGGTCCGACGGGAAAGCAAGATATGGTAGCCGCACACATGTCGTTAATTGACTTGCGTATGCCAATAGGTTTTAGTTCACTCGTTCGCATCGCCAGCCTCCACCAATCTGTTTAAATACCATTGAGCTTTCTTAAAATCTTCTAGTGCGTTACCTTTATGATCCGCACGACTAAGATACTTCAACGCATTGCCATGTAAAAACCCTTTGAATGCTTCTGGGGATAGCTTAGCTTGTAAGTAGTCAATCGTCTCAATACCGCCTACTTTGTAGTGAGGTGGCTGATTTACTACATCAACAGACTCGTCTTCGTTTACTTTATCACTTGGTGTTTTCCAGTTCATCTTTTCCTCCGTCTAGTACATCAATAAAGTGACCCCGACTCGAATCCAGCACTATGCAATAGGATGGTGGAGTGGGAATATCGGTGCCTTTTCCTAGGCGCTTCTTCTCGTTTCTTACGTAAATCTGCTTCTCTTTAAGTTCTGCAATTAAATCTTTGTAATACAGTTGACGCTGAGCACACCAGCTACGTAGGTCATCTACTGGTATGTAGGTCAGATTGGTATCAGGCTCGTGGCGGATACGCAATTCGTTTCGTGGCTCTCGGATAGCAGGCTTAGACATGCCAAGTCGCTTATCAATACCGTCTTCAATAACAAGGATGTTGTTAATGTGTCCACGGATAAAGTCAGAAAGTATCATGTCATGGTCGGCTTTAAGACTCTCTACATCAGCACGCATGTAGGTGACCATCTCTAATGCCCAACGGTAAATCTTCTTTAAGTCGTAATCATGCAGTCCCAACTGTTGTGCGTAGTGACCGCCAGTCATAACTGATGCAATCAAAGCTGACCAAAACCGCTCTTTGTTGGTGGCACATACTTCCTTGTCAAACTGAGTCTGCACCTTGTCCATAAAGCCCAACATATCTCTAATGTTTGGAACCGCATACCGCATATAGATTTCTCCAGCGATACCGTAGTTATCAAACATCAAAGAGAACTGCTCGTCTGCGGCTTCTTTGGTTAGCTTGTCGTTGCCAAATACTTTGACTTCAAATACCCGCATGAGTTCGCCCTCAGGCAAAGACTTGATCTGCTGAATCTTCTCGTAGAACGATGCGTTACTACTACCCAACACGATGGTCGCCCACTCTGCCATGTTAAGACGCTCGGCATTAACCTGTGACTGCATACGGTTACGTGGTCTGCCTAGTGTTATGGCATATGCGAAGTCCGAAAATTCTTCGGGTTTCATATTAGTAATCTCGTCAACCGTAACGGGTAGGTGGCTCATAACTCCCAACCTGTGTAGACGTGATAGCTTAGTGTCTTCCGCGTGAAGCATTAACTTGTCTGGGTGACCATAAACACTATTACAGATTCGTAAAATGGTCGATTTACCTGTGCCTGACTCTTTAGATACATAGTTCACCAGCACACCACGATGGTTGGTAAACTTAAACAGAGGTGCACCGAACGCACATAAAGCACCAAACGCATTGGCTTCCATCCCGTCTTCTGCATAGGTGTTAAATACTTTCTTCCATTGATCTAGGTCGCCTTTCTTTCTAAGAAGGGGTGCAGTATTTCTTGTGACAGTAGATGGCGGGCAAAACGTCATACTGCCTGTGTCATCAATCTCCCGCTCACCAAGAATAAATTTACTGTCGTCTTCACTCCAACCAAACCTGACGCTGGCGACTTCCGACTGCATTGTCATTTGTAACTCCTTAGTAAATCTAGCTATGTAAGCCATAATTGCGTCCATCTGTTTTCCAGGCAACGCTACAACACCTTGCTTGGTGAGAGCGGCTCGGCAACCGTCTTTGGACATGGCATCCGTCAATGTCATTGTGAACTCACGAACACCGTCTCTTGGAAGGTGCAACCGCAGGCTTAACGCTTCTGAACCATCATCCATGATGCGTTTAACTAGGTATAAATCGTTTTCGTAAATTAATGTGGGTTCTTCTTCGTCCCCAAATGCTTCTCTATATATGCCACCGTTCTTACCACGAAAATATGGGAACGGTAATGACGGAATCTTGAACGTAACTTCTTCTTGGAATACTTCGCTCTTCTCTACTACTTCGTTATCTTCTTCGCCTGCACGGGCAATCTCTGCCCCAATCTGTATTGGTGATGTAATCTGATTACGATAAATACAGCCCTCACAACCACCTGCCCGTATCTTCTCGAATGTTGCACAAGTGTACGGCCCTTTAATTAACGAAACTTTTTCTTCAGTATCGTGTGGTGTATAGCCTGGGTGACCTTTAGAAACTTCATGTATAGCAGTGTCTACGTCTTCACAAAAAGCTGGTATGGATAATACCGCTCTCCACAATGGCTCTTCTAGTGTTGCCTGATTCTCAATCATGTATTTGAGTTGCAAGCATCCTTTATCCTCTTCTATTTTACGGACAATGGTTGAGAACTTATTTATATAGTTGCCCATGAGTGCCTTGGTTACGGCATCCATAGGTCTACGCACCTTCTTAGGCACGGGGATTATTTCCCCTAGTTTCTCTTTCATCTCCTCAAAGGTGTAAGCCCCACCCTCTAAAAGTATCTCTACTTTCTTCGGTTCTTGTCCTTTGTAGTTAAAGGTGTCAGGCACACGCAGTATGCGTGCAGAGTCGGCAGTGACAGAAGAGTCTGCTTTTAGATCATGTTTGACACATAGTTCCTTGAGCGATTCAGCAACACGGTGCCACTTATCTATGGTTGAATCTTCTGTGAGCTTCCAATAAACGTGAATCCCATTACCCGAGCTGACGATAGTTGGTTTTGGTAACTTAAGTTCTTTGCAGAACCGACCGAGGTCAGCAATAGCATCTTCCTTTGTGGGGTAAGCCTTGCTATCTCCACAGTCTAAGTCTAGCCAAAACGCTTTAACAGCCATAGCGTTAGCTTGAGTTCGCTCATCAGGTGTGCCGTACTTGGCAAGCCCGAAGAACACATCCCAATTTTTTGAAGCAAACTCTGTTACCTTTGCTTCTACTTCATCGAGTGTCTCGACAAATTTTTGTTCTCGCAGTTTGCCTTTCGACATACCCACGACAGCGTAGTAGCCACCGTCGGCAGTAACTGCCTTTATAAATTCTTTGTTCATAGAAGGTCACTTTAAAAAGATTTTTTACGGAGTTTTTCGTTTGCTTCCTTGATCTTTTCTAAGTAACGTTCTTGAGGTTTAGTTTTATTTAAGAACCAGTGGTAAACCGTTTGTCTTGTGACACCGAAGAATTCAGCAACATGGGATACAGGAATCTCTCGTTGCGAACAAATGAGTCCGAGTTGAACCCACGGCAACGAAGTATCCTGATCCTTGATGCGATCTACAAGTCGTTTTGTATATCCTATTTCCATATCCCCTAGGCGGGGTTACCCCCGCACCCCCCATACTAGTTATCAGACCATTGATCCAGAACAGCGTTCAAATCCTTTTTAGTTTCAGTCGTTGGTTTATCCGACTTACGCTTAGTAGGTTCTTTCTCTGCAACGGCAGGCTTAGCAATAGTTTCCGCATCGTCTTCATCGGTGCGATCTGCTTGTGCCACGGTCATGGTAATTGCGGATAAAGCCGCAGGGGATTTGCCTTGATCTAAGGCGGCATCAATCTCATCATCTGTCAACCAACGGACAGGCTTGAAAGTGAGGCGGGGAGTAGCAGACTTAGTATCAAACTTAGCTTCGGTCACAACAACGGTAATTGGGGTGCGTTGGGCTTTGAGATACTTAGCATATGCTTGCATAGGCATACGATCACCTTCGGGTTTGCCGAAGATAGACTGTGATGGTAGCGTCAGTTGGTATACGTCACCACGCATATCGTTCTCCAACACTACTGCAAGACGTTGGCTAAAGCGACACGCACGGCTGTTGCCTTGTCCTGAACCCTTGATATTCTGTGGGCAGTCCATACAAGTCTTAGCCTGTGGAGATTCGATACTAGCGTCAGGGCTGATGCCGTCAGCAGACCAGCATGATGGGGCGGCATTTTTACCCTCTTCATAAGTGCCCTCATAGAATGTGCGTGAAATGTTAGGGGCGGCATTCACGATTACGAAGTTCATGGCACGATCTTCGTTTACTGCAATTTCTTGTCCGCCGTCGATTAAACGGAATACACCACCACGGATAGAAATACGCTTGACACCACTAGAACCAGCAAGCGAAGACGTAATGTCGTCTAATTGTCGATTCTTAATGTGTGCGGGGACTGCATCTTTGAAAATGGTGATTTCACTCATTTAGTTCTCCTTACTGTGATTGAAAATGAATTTACTACGTTCAAACCTTTGGGCACTAGCGTCGGATGTTCTTCCAACCATGTCCGTAGGTTTACTTGATGAATACGCTGATGTAATACCTCATACAGTTTGTGCTCATCAATATATTCATAGAACGACTGCCAATCGTCTGTTGAATATGTGGTTTTGACGCTACGGATAATCGTTCCGTGTTTCGTCTTAATGTTCTTGGCTCCGATCTCTTTGCACCGCTCTAAGAAGTGCTCCTCGATGGTAGCCATCTGCTCTTTAATCTTTGCCTCTTCCTCGGCAAACTTAGCCTGCATCTCCCTTAAATGGTTTCTAATTTTAAGGTATACGCTGACCATGTTTTCAAGGCTGGAGTCCTCTACGGCTTCTCTTTCTTCTACTGTTTCTTGTGTTTGTTCCATATGTTTTCCTTTCTTTGTTTCGTATTAGATTAGTGTCTAATTTTGACAATGTCAACTAGTAAGTTCCTTATACAGCGATATAATTTTTTCATGAATATCCAGTTTCGATTGAAGCAGGCTATAGATTCTTTTCTCGGCTGGACTACCTTGTAGATGTATTACAGTTACTGGATTGCGTTGTCCCTGTCTGTGTGCCCTGGCATTCGCTTGTAGGTATGTCTCCAAACTTGTTGTAGGACCGAACCAGACGATTGCTGAAGCCGCTGTGAGGGTTACCCCATGGCTGGCGGCTTGTGGCTGTATGATGAGCACTCTAGGCGAAGGCTCCGACTGGAACCGTCGGAATATGTCGGTGCGTTTACCCGCCGAGACTTCCCCACTAATGATTTCGTTTGAGTAGCCTTTGTCACTTAAAAAATCTGAGACGACATTTATTGCGTGGCGGAACGGGACAAACACAAGTATCTTCTTGTCAGAACTGGTCTCAGACAAAACCTCATCTAGCACCGCTAGGCGATTGGAACAATCAAACTCTACCACCTCTCCTGTATCTGAATAGACCGCACCCGCACTTATTTGCAGGAGTTTGTTTAGCACGGCAGCGGCATTTACCCCTGAGATTTCTTCTCCCGCAGCGTGCATAAGGGACTGCTGTTTCATCTGCTTGTAATACTTATCTTGTTGTTTTGTAAGGGGAATTAGTCGAGTTTCATAGGTCATCTCAGGTAGGTCAAGACACTCTTGTTTGGTGAACCTGATGGCAGGCTGTAAGAGTTCATGCACCAACTCGCTGGCATTTGTTCGGGGTATCCAGCGGAATGTGGATACACGCATCATGACTTTGTCTCGCCATGAACCAAAGAACTTGGGGGCTTTGCTTGGGGCTACAAGTTTGGCTAGTCCATAGGCATCTTCAGGCGACTGTGAAGCAGGTGTGCCTGTGAGCATCCATAGCCAACGGTTTGCGTTAGCCAACTTAGACATGGTCTTCCATCGTCTAGTGGTGACATTCTTGTATGCGTTAGCCTCGTCAATAACTATGAGATCGAACCCGCCTTTGTCAATTTCTTCATCGACAATCTCGACCCCGTCGTAATTGATGATCACATATTCAGCCTCGCCCTCAATAATCTTCTTGCGTTTCTCAGGTGCACCATAGGCTACATCTACACTTCTGTGCATAGCAAACTTAAACAGATCATCTTGCCATGCTGATTGCATGATTGAGAGCGGACATACTACGAGCACTCTCTTGATGATGCCTAACTTCATGAGATAGTCTGATGCCCATATCACACTAGCGGTCTTGCCTGTGCCTTGTTCGTTAAAACAGAATGCACGCTTATGTAGTGTGAGGAATGATGCGGTGGTGATTTGATGTTGGAATGGCTTGTATAAGCCTGAGAAGTTATATTTGCCTATGATAGGCGATGGCACATCTTTGATGCCTAGATTTTTGAGGACTTGAGATTCTTCTAAACCCCAGTGAACGGCAACCTCATCCCCTCCCAAGTGCTTGCTTTTAGGGATTACGGCGGTTATACGATCAGGGTGATCTACCCTTAAAAGTAATACTTTGTTTTCTACAATTTCCATTATGTTTAGAAGCGTTATCAGGACAATGTGGAATTCCACTTGCCCTTTTATTAACTACAAAACTTCTTTACTGCCTGTGTTTACTTGACGGATCGGTCAGGATTCCGCTTGAAACTTCTGTTCTTATGTGGTGATTCTAGTTTATATCCATCTTTATTACTACCCCCTTTGGATAGGGGTTTACGATGAGATACATCTTTGCCTTTGCGTGATACACCTTTTTTATCTAAGGCTCGTCTTGCTCGTTGTCTCTCCATGCGATCGTCGTGTTCATCCCTAGCAACCTGTTGCTTGTATTCCTTTTTATAAGGGCGGGGTTTATTTACATATGGCATGGTTTATCGAACGGAACCGAGTTCCACTCATTATTCATGTTTTCCGTTATGAATGCAAGAGTGCA